CGTCCCTCTGGCGTAAAGATGCGACGGTTCGTAATAACACCGGTGCTCGCATCAACGTCAAAGAAGATTGGTGAAGGACGGTAGCCATACGAATGAACGTAATCGCTACTCGTACTCTCTTGCGCCTCACGCTCATCGCTACAACGGTCGTCATAGCAACCGTCGCACAGATAGTCGTACGAAGCACCAAGTGCCTCAAACTCCACATCCATGTGAACACTGCTAGTCCAGTTGTGTATGCCGTTTAGTATCTCCCTGCTGAACACCACATCATTGTCTCCCTCGTAGCGACGACGCAACACGGTGGAATACCAGTAGTACTCAGTGTCATGAGCGTACGCTGGCGCATCCACACGACGAAGCAGGCGAGTTGACTCGCATGATTCGCAGAGACTTGCGTTTTCGTCAAGGAACTCATTGATTTGGTCACTGTCCCACCGTGTCCACTCGGGACGCTGTGGTGGTATTTCGTTGTCTGTATTGTCAGGCATTGTGTTTACCTCCTAAGGTTGTGCCTGTTGTGCGACGAGACGGTCGTCGCCACCGTATGAGAAACTGATACACGAGTATCAGTTTATTTCTTGCGTGTCTTACGGCACGGATGTGCTTTGCGAGCACGCAACTTCTGGTCATTGCGTCGCAGAGAATACCAACAGGTAGTTTTATGTTTGACGCACCATTCCATGAACTCCGAACTCACTAGCCACCACGCACCAACGCTGTCGTCGTAATCATCTCTCAGCGTTGATGGCGAAACTTCGTCAGCCATGTAAATAGACATGGCAAGCAAAGATTCGCGCAATTCCTCTGTCGTGTATGTTCTCATTACTTGTCTCCTTCGCTTTCTTTGTAGAGGATTTCTGGATTTATCATCATCGGCAACCTTGGCTCATCACCAAGATTCAGCAACTCGGGAAATGACTTACCGAGCAACGCAAACCACAAGGCAACAATAACGCTGTCGCCCCACGAACGGTTGATTTGGTAATGCCTGATGAATGTTCTCTCTCTCATTACTTGTCTCCTTGTTGGTAGTAGAACTCGTGGCTCAGTATGAAGAAGTCAAACCCATTGTCTTTCTCGTACAACGAACCCACTTCATCACGACGAGGATACGCAAACACGAGTTCATCCAAGAACCCGTTGCTATCGTACTTCTCATCAACTTCTGGACTGTACTCACCGAACGACATGAACATCTCGCCCTTCGGTTCGTCTTCGTCGCTGTACTGAACGACGCACCACATTCCTGTGGCGTTGTCTGGCACTTCCACTTTCATTACTTGTCTCCCTTGTTAGAGAACTGATACTCAGGTATCAGTTCGTGATTAGTCATAGCCATAACCCATGCGTACATACGCAACGCCCAATCGTTGTCCGGACCGAACGACGCTTGCTCGTTCAGTTTCCACAACAGAACACGAATGTCCTTCGTAGTCGCAATCATGGACATGAAAGTGTCCCAATCAGTTTCAGCACCATCAAAGATGGTCGCAAACGGATTACTCATTACTTGTCTCCCTTGTTTGTTGTTATCTCATGAAGCACGTCGCCCAACGCCTTACCGTTGTACCGACGAAACGCTCGCTCCGTATTCCTGTCCGTGTATGCGTAAACGCACCACGCAACGAACGAACCGACAACGAGCAATGTCCACGCTGTTTGATACGTCATTACGCAACCGCCTTCACGTTGCGCAACGCACGCATCATGCGCTGAGGGTTGATGTTGTCAATGCCAAACACTTCCGTGAAGTGAATCGCAAGGTCACGCAACTCATTTGGTTTGCCAGTCCCAATTTCCTGACGGTAGACAGTCGCCAGCAACTGAGCGCTGAGCGTCTCATCACCGAACACGGTATTGAGCATTTCTTGATGTGACTTATTCATGTTTGTGTTTCCTTTGTGTGTATTGTGTATGCCGAAACGGTCGGCTAACCGTGTTTCCGTAGAAACAGTTGAGCACACCAGCAGGGGAATACTGATGTGCTCTCAGCAACTACGGAGTTGCCAAACTGATACCCGAGTATCAGTTACTCGCTGACAAGTTCCCAGAACTCATCAAACGACTTCGCTTTATTCCACGCATTGTGCGCCGAACGCTTCGTGAGCGCAACAGCACTCGTGGAGCGTTTCTTGCCTTCCTTACGCTGACCCGAACCCTGAGCCAACGTTTGTAGCGCCTTGATTTCGCGTGTCTCATACACAGCGTCATACGCTGACAGAACACCAGCCTTCGTCTTGTGCTTGCGCATCAGACGCACAACCGACGACACGTACTGACGAATCGTGTTCTCGGTTTGCGACAGCGTGTTCTTGCCTGTCCAACGCAACGACACAGCCGATTTCGCATACGCCGAGGCGTTGCCACCGAACCGTTCGTAGCACTCAACGCCAGCATTAAGCCAACCGTCAAACGCAGTTGCCTCACCAGCCTTGATTTGTTGGTCGTGCTTGACAAAGTTTGTCTTTGTCATCTTGTTATTCGCTTTCATGTTTATCCTCCATGTTTGTTTCTGTTTGTTTCCGTGAACGCCACGGACAGCGTGGACTAAACAGTCCCTAGTGAAACTGATACGCGAGTATCAGTTCCACCGAGCACCATTCACTCAACTCAACGAGGCAGATGCGCAATCGCATCACGCCAACGCACAGAACGCTCATACGCACGCAACAGCAACTCGCAACGAATCGGATTCACCTCATCATCACGCTCGCTAAGCGCAACATCACGAACCTTGTCTGCGTCACACTCGCAATAACGAACGAACGCTCGCTCTTCGTAATCCACCAGCATCTTCGCCAGCAGTGTTGCCTCACTATTAGTCATAGCCTCACCTAACCTCAACAGGTTGAGCCGTTGGCTCTGTTCTGCCCTGTTGCCTTTCGTAATAGGTTTGGGTGTTTATCTGTTGTGGGGTTTTTGTGCGTATTGGTGTGTGTTGTGCGTCGGTTTGGTGCTGGCACAGGGGCATACGGTGGGGTACGGCGCCCCAAATTGAATGGATGGCTCCTGTGCGTGGCGGGAGCGTTGCGTTGTATAGGCTTATGTGACGGGGGTCACATGAAATGGATGGGTTAACAGTCCCAATGGATGGTTCCTGTGCGTGGCGGGGGCGTTGCGTTGTATAGGTGTATGTGACGGGGGTCACATGAAATGGATGGGTTAACAGTCCCATTTTCTTAAAGCGAGGGCTTTACGGGTGGGGCGTCCTTTAGAATCTTTCATTGGTCCCGGCATGCCACCCATCCGAGCACAAAACGACTTACGGCGAGCAGCCTTCTTAGGTGACTTGGCTGCTGCTTTGGCTGACACTGGTGGCTTCAGGGTGCCACCTGTCTGCGCTTTGTATGATGCACGTCCTTTAGCGTTCAGACCACCTTTGGGGTCTTTGCCTTCTTTGCGTTGCCATGCTGCTGTTTTAGCCACGTCGCCTCCGTGATACTGCGGCGTTGTCCACAAGGTTAGGGTACGGACGTCCCGCTTTCTGTGCACGCTTCTTGGCTGCCTGTTTTTGGGCAGCCGAAAGGGGTGTGCTCTTTTTCTTTGGATTTGGCTTATTCCAAAATGCTTTACTCATGGCATTCCCTTGCTCTGTGTACGCCTTAGCCACCGTCAACCTTACGGTTGCGGTGGCGTCCTGCTCTTGCTAACGCCCCCCCTATAGTCCCCCCCAAACGCTACATAAGTAGTCATATGACCACTCTAAGTGACCAAAGGTAGCAACAAGAACAAACAGTAGATGGAAGAAGTAACGCTTACTGCACCACAACAGCGGTATGTGGATTGGTTGTGCACCGCTCCTTCGGAGCGTGTCCCAGCGACCAAGACGCAGATGGCTTCCGAGTTGGGTGTGGACATCACCACTCTGCGTCGCTGGGAGAAGCGCCCTGCGTTTAAGGATGTGTGGTCTAAGCAGGTGGATGAGGTGCAGGGTTCTCCTGAGCGTACACAAAGGTTGTTGGATACGTTGTATGCCAAAGCGGTTGATGGTGATGTGAAGTCGGCTCAGTTGTATTTGCAGGCTACGAACCGTATGGCTCCGCCTACGGTTGAGGTGAAGACGGAGAAGCGGGTGGCTGAGTTGTCTGACCGGGATTTGGATGAGTTGATTGCTGCGATGGCTGTCCGTGAACGTGACAC